TAATTTTATCCACTGTTCTTTGGTTATTATTTTACCATCTAAAACAGAAAATACAAATGAAGAATTTTCTTTAAAATTTCTTTTGATCATTAGTGCTTGTTCTTTTCTGGTTTCTACTGTTCTAATATCATGCACTACTTCTAAGATATGGTCAATATATTTTTTTGATTTCTCTCCCGCATTACAAATTTTTTCTAATTCATCCTTTAATTGAACTGCGATTTCATAATCAAATTCTGTTTCAATTATTTTATAAAAATTATCATAAGAAGGCATTTCTTTTTCTATATAAAAATCAATAAGGTTCTTTAAATTGCTCAGAGTAGACTTAATGCGATGTAAAATAAGATAACGATCTGATTTAGTTTTCTTAAGAATCTGTCCGTTATTTCCGTAAATAACAATTCCTTCTCCTTTCTTCCAATGATTAACAGATTCAATCATTGAAGAAAGTGAATTAAATTGATAACGAATGGGTCTTTCTACTTTCCACTCCGAAGCAAATACGTCTAAATCTTTTTGTAACAAATAAGAATAGTCATCATGTTTTATTACACCAGTAAGCCATAGAGTTGGTTCATCTGCTTCTCTTTCAACAATAATATTTTTCGGTGAATACCATTCACAAACAATTGAATATTGTTCAGTGTTAAGATGATCATTATTAAAAACCAAAGGATATTTTTGTTTCAAAAAAGGAATTTCATCTCCGTTATCTAAGATAGTTGCATCACTAGTTCCTCTTGTTCTAACAATCAACTCTCCTTTAAACCTTGAAATAATTAGAGTTGAACCATCAAGTTTGTGGACAAATTCAATATCGGAATCGATATCTAGTGGTTCAAAATCTAATTGCTCACCAAGATTTGTAAACTTTTTCCATGATGCACTAACCAATTTCCCATCTTTAGTCCAAATAGAAGAACGGAAAACTTTATTTTCATCATTCCATTTAATATCATGTTTAATAGGAAATACAATTTTGCATTCGGTGTTTGCAATAACACAATCCCTGACGCAAAATTCTTCTCCTGTAGGAAGACTAACTTTCATTATCTAATGATATACTATTTTAAATAAGAGATCAATAAAAAATATAAAGAACTACATACTAAAAAAAATATTAAAGCAATTATTTGTTTGGTACTATTTTTCATAAAAATGGATTTTCCAATCCGTCTCGTTGAGCTTCTTCACATGCTTTAGAAATATGATGAATTAAACAAAAAAATAAAGAAAACCCCATTAATAAAAGTCCTACTATAATACATATAATAATCCAAAACATACATTAAAAATTAAAATTTTCTATATTTTCTCCAGTTTGTTCTATGCTTTATAATCCAATCAATTAAAGCAGCACTATAACCAATATCATAGCCTTTCTTCTCACTCTCCAACCATTTATGTTTTAATACTTCTTCTCTTTCTTCTATGAAGTCTTTATAAACGGAAGAATTATAGATCGAAAATTCTGTAGCAGTAACTACTTCTTTCATTATAATACTTATTCTTTTAAGAATCATAAGAAGATTTCTCCCAAATTTCGTTAATATCTAAAAGTTTATGTACACACCCATTTACTCTTTCTGTCCAAGAACTATGAAAATGTCCATACAGATGAAGTCTTGGTTTACATAACTTACAAATTTCGTCCATAATCGCTCTTTCTTCTGTAAGATCTTCAATTAGAAAAGCATCCTCGTTTGCCCAACCATAGACCGTTTCATTAAACTGTTGCGGAAAGCACCAAGAAGGAGCAGTATGGGTTACGAGAATGTCTACTACCTCGCATTTTTCCCTATCAAATTTAACAACCTCGTCTTCCCAATAAGAACGTCCTTCGGTTCTAGATGTTCTATCAATAGAAACAGCACCACCAATGAATTGAATTTTTTTACCATTATATTCCATTACGGTATAATCTTCTATCAACTCAAAATTACTTAAAGAAACTCTGTTAAGTCCTTGAAAATGAGATGGGTCATCATGGTTTCCCCGGTTCGCCATAAAGATAATATTTCTATCTTTAAATTCTATATTGAGCCATTTATTATTTTTTTCTTGAGTTTTCTCATCAGTAAATCCAATTCCAGAATCCCCAACGCTAATCAAATAACAATCACCTATTTTTTTAGTATCTAAAATATCAAGAAGATATGACCATTCTCCGTGATGATCTCCTAGGAATAAAATTGGTTTTTCTGTATTTAATGTTTTCATATTACCATCCATTTTCTTCGTTTTCTTTTTGAGATTTTCTTTCTTCTTCTATTTTTTCTTTTAAAGTGTCTCTTAAAACAATTGATGCTTCTTCATAAGAATCACATTCTATTACGACATCATCCAAAATATATCCCCAATGCTGAACGCTATATTTTGGTGGATATCCGTAGCTCCATTTAGTTTCAATATACCAATGACAATCTTTTGTTTTATGATGATCCTTTCCTATCAAAATATACCATTCATTGGTTAATTTTGTAATTTCTTCAATAATATTTTCCATAATCAATTTAAAAATAAATCCCAGTCCTGTATTTCATCTTTATTCTTAATATAAAAAGAAACTGGCATGAATCTAGGAGCAGATGGTTTTTTTAATAATTTCAATCCTGCTTGTTCTGGTGTTCGGTCTGCTTTTATTGCATTGATTTCTTTATGAGCAATCACACAATTCTCCCAAGAGGTTTTTCCTCCTTGAGATCTAGGAATAATATGATCTATATTACCATTTGTTCTTGTTACTTTTTTACCTGTATATTGACATGTAAAATTATCTCGTTCCCATAAACTTTTCTGTGTAAATTTTATAATTTGTCTTGGGATTTTATCATAATGATTTAAAACAATAACGGTTGGAATTTTAACAAATCCCCTTACGGTTTTAACTTTTCTATCATTTTCATTAACTTCTAAAGAAATCCATTCCCGCCATTCCAACGGAACCAATTTATCTTCTTCTATCATCATTCCCCTTGCATTATGAGTATACATTAAAGCAAAAGAATGTTTAGCCGTAGTTGTGTTAATCGGTATCCAATGTTTATTTAAAATTAAAACATTATGTTTATTGATATAATTCATCATCAATCAATTTTGTATGGTTCTTTAACAATTACATAGTAAGTTCCAGCAACTTCTTGTACACTAGAACTAGATCCTTTAGGTAAACTATTCTTAAATGCCTTGTCTACTATTTCCCAAACTAATGTAAAGTTTTTACTTTTCATTGCTTTATCCACCCGATCTTGATATCTTTGTGGAATTCTAAATTCTTTTTGTGGTTTCCAATATGCGAATTCAGACAACATGCGAGAAGGTTCTATGATTTTTGGCATAGGAACATCAGAACTTTTAAATGCTCCGTTTCCAGAAACATCACAAATTTGTCTATAACCATCATTCCTCTGGTAATGTAAATATTGATCGATAGTCTTTTTAATTTCCCATGCAACTGTGCCGTCTTTCATTTTTTCGCAACCAATACCATAATAACAATTGCGATTTTTCATTAGTTCTTCTTCTTTATAGAAAACAATAGTTCTTACCATACTTTCAAGAACTTCTCCATCTTGATATGTTAGATCCTTATCCCAAAATGCTGTATCCATTGCCATTTTGATTTGACCAGAACGAAGGCGAGAATAGACTTCTAATGCTGTTACAAGAGTACCAAGATGCTTTTCATCAAACTCTATTGATACTTTTTTGGATTCTGTTTTTTTCTTTTTCATTTATTAAAAGGTACTGTAAAAATAATAAAATGTCAACAACTATTTGTAGTATGAATCTTTTCCAAAATCTTTATCCAAGTCAACTCTATCCTTTAACCATGCTGCCAATGCCCAGTGATAATATGTATAATTTGGATCTCCCTCATAATGAAAGAAAGCATGACCAAGATCATATTGAATCTGCATTAAAACTTTATTTTTAATTCCTTTCGGTGCTCTACTTTCCAGAATCCAAGAATCCAAGAATACTTTACAATCCATTCCAAAGTCCCATTCAAAAT